GTTTGTAACTGCTCGTCTTGAAAAGACCATGTTCGTAACTTTTTCATCTTTTCTTTTATCAGTGAGAGTTCCATCGCAAAAGCCCATCTCAATAGCCTTGTTCTTATCAAACCAAGTCTCCCCGTCCATTAGATTTGAAATCTCTTCTCTGGATAAACCTGTCTTAATCTCATAAGCATTGATGATTGATTCCTTAACTTCCTTTAACATATCTATAGCTTTTTGCATTTCTTTCGAGTCACCAATAGCTACAGTTAAAGGGTTGTGAATCATCATTAATGAGGTAGGACTCATCAATACTTCAGTTCCTGCCATAGCAATGACCGATGCTGCTGATGCTGCAAGCCCATCTATCTTAATGGTCACATTTCCCTTGTGTTCTAAAAGCATGGTGTAAATTCTTGATGCTGCAATACAATCTCCACCAGGGGAGTTGATCCACACAGTTATATCTCCACTTTTGTTTTTTAATTCTTCAAAAAAGAGCCTTGGTGTAATTTCATCATCAAACCAAGACTCTTCTGCTATAACTCCATCTATATAGAGTTCATTTGAATCCTTTTTCCAATTCCAAAATATTTTATTGTTCTTCATTAGGACTTATCTCTTCTCCTTTCTGCTGATAAAAACTACCTGCTTTATCAAGCGGTAGCATATTTCCATTTACAAGGTATAGGTCACCACCTTCTTCAGCCGATATCCTATCTAGGTTTTCTAATTCTCTTATGTCATTTGCACTCATCCACCCATTCTGTCTTCCGACAGCATATCCATTCATTCTTGATTCATAGTCTCCTCTTAGAAGTCCATCAAGATTAAATTTAATAAAGTAGGATTCCTTTTCTTTCTTTGTTAGTAGTGCTCTTTCTAAAGATTGCTCCCAACGAACAATCCAAGGATCGAGGGTGTATTTAACAAATTCAAGTGACTGCTGTTCTATATTTGAAAATGACGACTTCTCCAAGTCACCAATCATATGAGGTGGTATTCTGAATATTCTTGCTATCTCATTTAACTGAAACTTTCTAGTTTCCAAAAACTGGGCCTCACTTGGTGCTATAGCTATGGGTTGGTATTTCATTCCTTCTTCAAGTACAGCCACTTTGTTGGCGTTTTTAGGCCCCTGAAAGGCTGCATTCCACGACGCTCTAACTCTTTCTGGGTCTTTAATAATACCTGGATGCTCTAAAACTCCACCTGGTTGTGCGCCATTTTGAAAGAATGACGCTCCATAATCTTCACAAGCCATAGCCATACCAATGGCATTTTTAGCCATGGTTATTGGTGAGTATCCTATAAGACCATCAAAACCAAGTCCAGGTATATGAAGGACATCTTCTTTTAAAAGATAAACTTCTTCTGATTTGTGATTGTATTTATAGAAGATTTCTCCATCTTCACTTCTCATTACAGTCATCTTGTTTGGCATTAGTGGATAGAGGCCAATAACCTCATTTCTTCCATTACGAATTATCTGAGCATAGGCATTACCCCAAAGTAATAGAT